ACGCTTCGTACATATTTCTATACGCTTGATACATGTTGTGCATACCTGGATTTGATGTTGCCAGCTGCAACTCTGTTTGCGCGAGAGAGATACGCTGAGTTTGAGAGAAAATGTTGGGATCAGCAACTGGCAATATATCTACTCTATCATCAAAGTCTGTTTGTTTAATCATTCTTTGACCCCCAACTACATCGTATGGATATTCTTGTGGTAGATATAACTTGAATACTCTAGCTAATAATTGAAATTCATTTTTAAGAGCTGAGTAAATTCTTTTGTGTATAGCAGACATGGTTCTGGAACCACGCTCTAGAAGTGCAACAGTTGTACCAACTGCAGCTTGTTGATTACCATCTCCGACTTGCATATCAGCTATAGATGCAAATCTTTGACCCGCTTGAACTACCACACCCATCAACGCTAATAATGTTTGTGATGGTTCTTTAAATGGTAACATCATAAATGAATCTCTTAAGTTACCACCTGGTGCATCTACATCTCTAAATTCACCTGGTTGAATAGACTGGGCGTCGTCTCTAATTCTAATACCACGCATTTTAAATCCAGCTGGCAGATTAGATAGCGTTCCCGCATCTAAGAGCTGTCTTAAAGCTGCGGTCGCTGTTCTTGACAGTCCACCTATCATGTGGATTAAACCGAAACCATAGAAACCTAAACCTGGTAAAAATTTGAAGTGTACAAAATATTGTATTTTATTTCTCTTTGGATCACCTACTTCATAATTTCTTCTGATAGATAATATTTCTCTTGATCCTTCTTCCAATGTTACAATGTATGGAAGTTTAATTCCTGATGGTTCATTTGTTTCTTGATTAACATCTTCAAAACCTTCTAAATCTAAATCAACATGACATTCCAATAGAGTGTATACATCTTCGTTCTTTGCTTTCTTTACACCCTCTAGTTCTCTCTCTTTTTTCTCTACATCAGTTTCAGTATCTTGTGGTGGAGACAATTCAATGTCTCTATAGAAACCTGCAACTTGTTGTTTTCTTAAATCGTTTTCAGAAATTTTTACTTTATGAATGATTGCTTCCGCATCGTCTAATGAGGTAGCCGTGTACGGAACAACCAAATCATCCGCAGGTACAAATTTTGAAACTGCTCTGCCTTCTACTTCATCGTAATAAACTTTTTTAAAAGTAGAACCTGCAAGTGGCAGATGAAATAACATAGAATCAAACTCTGGTTCGTATTCTTTCATTTGATCCATAATTTGATAATTCATGAAATCTTTTACACGAGTCGCTTGTAAAACTTTATCTGGAGATTGTATTCCTAGGATTTGCGTTCTGACTGGTCCATCAGCTGGGAGTAACTCCTTATAAGCGAGCGCTTGAAACTGCGTAACGGCTTCCGCCAAAACAGGATGCGTAGCACCCGAAGCACCTTGAAACGGTTCCGATCTGTTGTCATATTTAAATCCTAATAAATCTAAACCTTGAGTATACGACTTTTCCCAATCTTTTCTAGACATAGAATAGTCCATATATTTTTGATTAAGTTCTGAGCCTAAAGAACCTAAAACTTCATCAGGTAAAAATTCTGCTAAGTTTGAATAATGATCTTCACCACCTTCAGGGTTCGCAGCTTCTGGATCTAAATTAATATCAACCGATCCATCTTCATTTTCTTTTACTTCGATATCATCTGGTGATTGTTGTTCTTCTTCAATAGCTTCTACTACCTGTTCTTGAATTTCTTCTTCCCCAGGAATATTTATTTCCTTCCTAGGTTCGTTTGGAAGAGACTTGTCTATGTCTGCCATTTATTTTCTCCGTTAATTTGACTGTTTTAACAGTATTGTATTTAATATTCAAGCCTTGAGACTGTGGACCTTTCTTTGGTGGAGGACCACTTTTTTTACCCTTTATCATTTTTTAAAATCTTTCATACCAGCATCCTCTAAAATATCATCAGGAACTCCCTCTTCAACGTCTTTCATCTTACCTTCATAATCGGGCCTTGCAGTAAACTCTTCATATTCATCCGCAAGTTTTTTACCGCCCGTGGTTTCATCGGCCATGCCTGGTGTAAATCTCATATAAACTTCTTCCGTTATTCCAACCTCACCTCCAAAATCACCTTCTTTAGTTTTTCTAATATCGATTGCTCCAGTTTCAAGATCAACACCCATATCATAATCTTTGTATATAAAAGTCTCTCTTCTTTCGTTTGAACTTGGTATTTTTTTGCCGAAGGTTTTAATTTTAGATATTAGGTTTAAAAAATATGGCGGAACATTTTGTGCCGCCGCAACTGTTTTTTCTGCTACAGGTACTGCGATCTGTGCTAAATCAAAAAATCTACCGACAAGAGGTAATGATGCAAGTCCACCCATAATTTTCATAAAATTTCTTTTTTTAGGATCCTCTGGTCCATCAGCAAAACCTATTCTTCCACCATACGCTGCAGACTGTCTAAGCATGTCTTCTTGTTCTGCAAGAAACTCTTGATACGCTTCTGGATTATTTTCTCTCATGTCTTCTATTCTTCTTTGTTCTTTTAAACCTTGATTTACTAACTCTGCACCTTGTAAAGCAAAACCTACGGGTGTCATTAAAGTTGGAGCTCTTGCAGCTAACATTCCTAATTTTCCAAATTTAGCTAAACCTTGTAATCCAAGAACGTTAGTTATAAATCCTTTAGGTGCTTGACCAACAGTTTTTTTTGCAAGTTCAGGATATAAAAATTGTGCTCCAGCTAATGCTAAACTAGGATCTTCACTTGTTAATTCTGCAATACCAGCTGCTCCAGCTGTTACAGGAGCACTTACTGTTCTAGCTGCGGTGCTTCCAACATTTTTCGCAAGTTTTAAAAGTTGTGGTCCGTATTTAATTGCACCTACAGTTCCAGCCGCAAGAGCTTCTTCAGGTATGCCTGTATCAAATTCTTCTTTTTCCAAATCTAATTGTGCAGGTGATCCTTGTGGTAATTGTCTTGACTCAGTTTCTTGTGCCGCTAATAAACTTGGTAAAGTTACTGCACCTGTGACGGTCGCAGCTGTTAACCCGTATTTAATGCCTCCTTTTCCTGTGAATAAAGCTTTAAAAAAATTACTATCTGGAACTTTTTTAAAATAATTTTCAAATTGTGATATTTTATTAAAATTTTTTATTTTGTCATATTCTTTTTCTATTTCATATTCAGGAACAAAATCTAAATTAGAATTTTTTATTTCTTCATTTAAAGTAAAAAAATCTGGATTATTTTTATTTTTTTTATAATTTTCAAAAAGACGATTATGAAACTTCATGTTTTTAAAAAAGTTTTTTATACCAGTGGTTCTTTTTCCTAATTCACCTTTACCTTCCAACAAAGAAGACTGTGGTGTTATTGGAATAGCTCTACCATTTGCATCAAAATCAACATATCCAATTTCATAACCACCTGTATATTTTCTAACTTTGTCTCTTATTTCTTTTACTTTTGCTTTATATTTTTTATAATCTGCAGGTGATTGATCGCTTTGAGCATAACCTTCTGCTGCATTTTTAAGTTGACCATCAAATTGCATTTTAAATTTATTTAAAAAATTACTGGTTCTCTCACCTACTAAATAAAATTTTTTAGGTAAATTAAACCTTCTTATTAGTGATCTAGGTAAAGCGTGTTCAAACATAGTAGAAGAGTTTGTTATTTTTTGAACTGCATATTCAACATCGTTCATAGATTTAATAGTTTTTTCTGAAAAACCTAAAGCTCTTAATTCTTCTTCTATAAAATCTTGTGCAGGTAAATGTTTAATTAAATTTTTTACTTTTTCATTTACCTTAAAACCTTCCGGTAAAGTTTTACTATTGTATATTTTTCTTAAACTGTTTGCTCTAAATACAAAATTTCTTAAAGTATTTGTATTTGAATTTTGAAATAAATCTTTTAAGTTAGATTCCATTACAGATTTACTTGTAAATTTGTTTATATTTTTAGCAAGATAGTCTTGAAATTCTTTTAAAGTTTTTATTTGTTCTTGTCTTGTACCTATCTGATTAGAACCAATAATTACTGGTCTATTTTTTAATTTTTTAGGATCAATATTTTCCTTAATAACACTTTCTAAAACTGTTGCAGATTTGCCAGCTTTAGCTTCTTTAGAATTAGGAAAATATTTTTTAGTTAATGTAATTGTACTATCACCTTTGTAATAGTCATCCATGATACTGTCTAAATTTTCTAAAGCACCTTTTCTTATCTCACCTATAAATGGTTGTTTTAGTTTTGTAAGATTTTTAAAAAATTTAGGTCCTTTTTCATCTGTAATTATTCTTTGAATAGAACCATAGTTTATAGTTTTACCATTATTTAATTTAACAACCTCTGGATCTTCACCAATTTTTCTAACAGAAGTTTTACCTTCTTCGGCAAGTTCTATTATTTTATTGAATAAATCTGGTTTTTTAAATTTTAATTTTCTAGGGTTTTCAAATCCCTCACGAGTTCCTAAATCCTCTCCTTCAATTACACCACCACCGATCGCTTTATCAACTCTTCCAAACTCTGATGGTTTGTATCCAGGTTTATCTTCTTGTAACCATTCTTCGAATG